GGATTGTATGCTTTCCGTGTGGTTATGGATGAGACAAATAATACACCGGATGTGATTGATAGAAACCAATTAGTTGGTCAAATTTATCTACAGCCCGCACGGTCAGCTGAATTCATTGTTCTTGATTTCAACATTATGCCAACGGGCGCAACATTCCCAGGAACTTAATCGTTATATTTTTAACATACGTTGATAATTATATAAAAGACCTTTTGGAGACGAAAACATGCCAAACTTAGTAAATGAACAAGAACTGTTTTTCAAGGCATTTGAGCCTAAGATGCAGAATAGATTTATTCTGTATGCAGACGGCCTTCCAGCGTATGTGATTAAGGGTGTTGCTAGGCCCACATTAAGTCAAGATGCAAAAGTTCTTAATCATATTAATGTTCAACGATATGTTAAGGGACGTACTGTGTGGGGAGCAATGCAAATGACATTGTTTGATCCAATTGTTCCTTCTTCTGCCCAATCGGTGATGGAGTGGGTTCGACTTCACCATGAGAGTGTAACGGGTAGAGATGGATATGCAGATTTTTATAAGAAAGATTTGACAATTAATGTTTTGGGGCCCGTGGGAGATAAAGTTGAAGAGTGGATTCTTAAAGGATGTATGATCACGCAGGCTAATTTCGGTGAATTGAGTTTTGATAGTGATGATCCTGCGCAGGTACAAGTTACTGTTCAACCAGACCTGTGTATTTTGAATTACTAAATTTCTTGATAAGAAATATAGAAGTATTAAAATAAACCTCCCCATATGTAGGGGAGGTTTTATTTTATACATATATAAAAATACTTATAGTAAGACACTTTATTTGGATTTGAAATTATGGCACAAAGCACAAATTTAACAGTAGGTCAGGGCGAAACTTTTAAAATTCTAGTTTCACTTACTGATCAAAACGAAACCGCAATTAATTTAACCAATTATTCTTTTACTGGTTCTCTTCGTGAAACCTATTCCGCGGAAGATATATCTGCAGATTTTAGTTTTGAGAAGATAGCACCATTTGATTCAGGATCGTTTTATGTTACCTTGCCCCCAGCATCTTCTTCACTGTTGACCTCACAAGATTATGTTTATGATATTTTATTGGTAAGTGAGTCGGTTGTTCGTAGAATAGTTGAAGGAAAATTTACTGTAAGACCATCTGTTACCCAGAGGTAGATAGATGCCTTATACCATTCCGCCTGGGATCGCTTTAGACTTACCTGACGTAAATGTTACTATAACTCCACAGTCGGAGTATAAAGTAACAATTCAGGCGGTTGATAGCTATCGCACTGCAACAGTTGCTAATACTAGAACTACGGTATCACGAAACCCTAGTATATTTGTAGACCTCGCTGCTTCATCAAGTTTTTCAACTACGGCATCTTTTGCTCTTACTTCTGCAGGAACCGCTTCATCTGCTCTTAGATCAGAAACTGCGTCATTGGCGTTAGGAGTTGCTTCTCCGTTTACATTGAAAATACGCACAGGTTCGTTGTATTTGACAGGTTCAACACAAGAGGGAATTATTGGTACAACTGCTAATTTGGGCCCGCCCATTCCTACTGCATCGTTTCTTGGATGCAATGTAGATTATAGAGCATTTAGAACTGGTAGTACTCCGGCATGCCGACAAGGAAGCTTGATGGCTACTTGGTTGGGGTCAGGAAGTGCTTTAATTAATTTTACTGATGCATCTGCTGCTTCTATTGGAGATACGTCAACTATATCGTTTGATTTTATTTTAAGTGGAGAAAGTGCACATTTAAGGATAACTAGTACGGGTTCTGGTCCCGATACTTGGACTGTGCAGACGTTTATGAAGTTGTTTCCTAATTTTGAAAACTAATTATATTATGAGCTACTATGTGGAGAATATAAATGGCTAATGAGTTTATTGCTCGCAAAGGTCTAATAGCATTAAGTGATTCTAAGGTAACTGGAAGTTTAGGTGTTACTGGAAGTCTTGTTTTGGCTACGCCAGGTGGTATTGAACTTGGACATGTATCTGACACAACTATAACCAGAGCTTCTGCCGGTGATGTAAATATTGAAGGCAATATTATCTACCGTGCTGGCGGAACAGACGTTCCGGTTACAGACGGTGGTACTGGTGTTTCAACCCTTACAGACGGTGGTATTCTACTTGGTAGTGGTACAGGTGCTATTACTGCAACGGCTGTGCTCGCAGATGGTGAGATCTTAATTGGTGACGGTACGACCGATCCGGTTGCATTGGACGTTGGTGGTAACGGCGCAATTACAATTCTGGGCACAATTGCAACTGGAACTTGGGAAGCAACTGATGTGGAGGTTGCACATGGTGGTACTGGCGTTTCAACCCTTACGGATGGAGGTGTTCTATTAGGTAGTGGAGCTAATGCTATAACCGCAATGGCGGTTCTTGCCGATAGTGAGATGATTGTCGGTGATGGAAGTGGTGATCCAGTAGCAGAGAGCGGAGCAACACTCCGTACCTCAATTGGTGTGGGTACTGGCGATTCTCCACAATTTACCGATTTAACACTAACAGATGATTTAATACTGGACAGTGATGCATCGGTCATTCATTTTGGTGATAACCAAGAAGTTACCCTTACACATGTACATGATACAGGACTGCTTCTTAATACTACAAGTCAACTACAGTTCTATGATGCTAGTCAATATATTAACGCTCCTACCGCTGCTTCATTGGCGATATCTGGAGGTGGAACCACAGCAACCTTTACTTCTACTGGAGTTGGTATTGGCGTAGCGGCCCCAGCAGAAGCCTTAGCCGTAGTAGGTGATATAAGCGCTAGTGGTGATCTTCATGTTGGTGGAGGTATTGAACTTGGTGCCGCAACTGACACAACTGTAGCTAGAGCAAGTGCTGGTGACATAAACGTTGAAGGTAATATCGTTTATCGTGCTGGTGGTACTGATGTTCCAGTTGCGGATGGTGGTACTGGTGCTTCATCCCTTACTGATGGATATGTTTTGTTGGGGTCTGGAACTGGAGCTATCACTGCCCTGAATGTTACTGCCGATGGTGCCATGTTGGTTGGAGACGGCTCCGGCGACCCTGTAGCAGAAAGTGGAGCAACACTACGAACTTCAATTGGAGTTGGTACTGGCGACTCACCACAACTTACAGCAGTTAATGTTGGCCACGCGTCCGATACAACCGTAGCCCGAGCAAGCGCTGGTGACATAAGTGTAGAAGGTAATGTTGTTTACCGAGCAGGTGGAACCAATATTCCAGTATCAGATGGTGGTACTGGTGCTTCGGCCTTAACAGACAAAGCAGTACTGATTTCACAAGACAGTGGAACAGATGCGGTTGGATCTGTTGCATTAACAACAAATGGACAATTAATAATCGGTGGTGGAAGTGGACCAGCAGCTGGATTAATAACCGCTGATGATGGTCTTGTTGTTACTACTGGTGATGGGACAATAGAACTTGATTTAGATTTGAAAGCTAACGGTGGATTAGTTATAGAATCAGATAAATTAGCATTAGATTTAGCTGCAAGTTCAATAACAAATACCTTAGCAGTTGGTGATGGTGGTACTGGAGCTACTACATTAACTGATGGTGGTGTTCTATTAGGTAGTGGTACTGGTGCAGTAACCGCAATGGCGGTTCTTGCCGATAGTGAGATGATAGTTGGTGACGGTACAACTGATCCTGTAGCAGAAAGTGGAGCAACACTCCGAACAAGTATTGGTGTAGGAGCATCTGATAATGTAACATTTGATACTGGATCATTTACAGGTGATGTTACTGTTTCTGGTAATTTGATTGTTACGGGTACCAGAACAGAACTTCAAACATCACAACTTAAAGTTGAAGACGCATTAATTACTGTTGCTTCTGGTTCTGCAAATAGTACAGCTGCTGATGGTGCTGGTATTGAAATTGACATGGGTGGACAAACTAACCCAGCAATGACATGGGACCATTCAAATCAAGAATTAGATTTCAATTATCCGATTAGTAGTAGTCAGATTTCAGGTTCATATTTCGGTGATGGTTCTGGGTTAAGTAATATTGTAAGTACATTAAATACTGTTGGTGATAGTGGAACGGGTGCTATTGCTCTTAAGACTCAAACTCTTACGATTGCTGGTGGAGAAGGAATTACTACTACCGCTGGCAGTCAAACAGTTACGGTTGCTGCTGAGGATGCATCCGATTCAAATAAGGGTGTAGCATCATTTAATTCAACCAACTTTAGTGTATCTTCCGGTGCTGTTACTTCCACTAATATTAGTCTTAATGGTACAAATGTAACTCTTGGTGGTACTAGAAATATTACACTAGCACAAATTACAAACGCTGGCGCTACTACTACTGATGCAGTAACGTTTAGTACGGGCGCTACCATTGCTAGTACTAATATCTCTGCCTCATCGGTAGCGGTTGTCACGGGTGATTCTGAAACTACATCGGTCATTGCTCAAATTGCAACCGCTTCATACTCAAGTGCTCAGTTTGATTATTCTGTTGTCGAAGGCGGCGGGTTGGGTATAAGAGCTGGTACTGTTATAGCAGCTTGGAAAACTTTTACGGGTACCGCGGGTATACAGTTTACGGACTTCTCAACCCCAGACATTGGTGATACTTCAGATGCTACTTTTACAATGGATGGGTCGGGTGCAAATGCTAGATTAAAATTCACTTCTTCGACCGGATCATGGGCGGTAAGTTCTTCTGTTCGAGCTTTATAAAAATATAAAATAAAATAATTATCCTTTGGATAGAGAAAAAGGAAAAAGATGGCAAATCAATTCATAGCCCGCAAGGGTCTAATATCATTAAACGACGCCCAAATCACGGGCAGTCTCCTTGTAGCCGCAAAGACTTCCACAAGTAGTTCAGTTAATGCTCTATCTGTAAGTGGAAGCGCTGCCGTCCCCCGTGTCGGTATCGGTCTGACAGATTCCACAAAAGCCTTATCTGTGGTAGGAGATATAAGTGGTAGTGGGAACATTTATATTGAAAAGGGTAATTATCTTTACTTTGGTGGTGAAGAAGATACACAAACTTCTATTCGGGAAACGAATAATAATTTAAGAATAGAAGCAGATGATGACATACTATTATATCCAGATGATGATATAAAAATAGGTCTTGGAAGTACTCAATACGCATACTTCTATGGAAATGAAAAGAAATTCCACATAGATGGAATCGTTTCTATCTCTGGTTCAGCAGCTAATCAAACCCTGTTCCATGTAGAAAATAATGTAGGAACCGATGCATTATTCGTTTCATCTTCAGGCAACGTCGGCATCGGCACGGCGAGCCCCGCTGTCAATTTAGATGTATCCGCCGCAGGCGTCTCAGAGGCCAGAGTTAGTGATAGCACAAACGCTAGTAGTATTAGGAATACGATTGGTGATGATTCTGGTTCGATCAGCGTATTTAAAAATGGTTCAGTTCCTACAGATTTTCATCTTAAACTCCAAAAAGCTAGTGGAGGTGTTATTACTCCCCTCTTTGTTTCGGGCTCCGGTCAAACATTCGCGTATGGCGTTCTGTCAGGGAATGGTAATCAAAATGTCTGTCGTATTGCTGCGTCAGATACTACAAATGCTGGTGGCATAACGATCAACTCCGTGTATGGAAATACTGCCGCAAGTCGTATCACGAGCATCTTCAGCATTGACGGTCAAAGTCAAGCTTCACCGCTCGCGCTTGGGAATGGAACCAGCACTGCTCTGTACATCAAAGAGGACGGCAAAGTCGGCATCGGCACAGATTCTCCC